TGGAACAAAGGTTCAATAGAGTTAGAAAACAAATCTCAAATTATTGCTGCTGCTACTTCTTCATCTGCTATTCGAGGAGGTTCATATAACATTATATTCTTAGACGAGTTTGCTTTCGTACCTGTTAATATTGCTGAAATGTTTTTTAGTTCAGTTTATCCTACAATCTCATCTGGTCAAAATACAAAAATGATTATTGTATCAACACCTTATGGTATGAATCATTATTACAAACTATGGACAGATGCCGAAAATGGACAAAACGATTATGTGCCAATTGAAGTACATTGGAGTGAAGTACCTGGTAGAGATGAAAAATGGAAAGAAGAAACTATACGTAACACATCAAAAGAACAATTTCAACAAGAGTTTGAATGTGATTTCTTAGGTTCTGTTGACACTTTAATCTCACCATACAAAATTAAATCAACACCTTATATTACACCAATAACTTCACAAGCAGGTTTACAGATGTTTGAAAAACCTCAAAAAGATAAACTTTATGTTTGTACTGTTGACGTTGCTAGAGGAACATCAAAAGATTACTCAGCATTTGTTATCTTAGATGTATCACAAGTTCCGTATCGAGTGGTTGCCACATATAAAAATAATGAAATTAAACCTTTTGTCTTTCCAAATATAATCGAACAGACTTGTAAAGGATATAATAATGCTAATATTTTAATTGAAGTCAACGATTTAGGTCAACAAGTATCAGATGCTCTACAATATGAATTAGAATATGATAATCTTTTAATGACTACTCAACGAGGTCGTGCTGGGCAGATATTAGGTGCTCAGTTTAGTGGTCGTGGTAGTCAATTAGGTATTCGTATGACTAAACAGATTAAAAAGATAGGTTGTTCTAACTTAAAAACATTAGTCGAAGCTGATAAAATAGTTATTAATGACTTTAATATTATTGAAGAAATGTCTACATTTAGTAAAAAAGGTAGTAGTTATCAAGCGGAAGAAGGTACCAATGATGACTTAATGATGTGTTTAATTATCTTTGGATGGCTATCAAACCAAGACTATTTTAAAGAAATGACAGATTCAAATATTAGAAATCAAATGTATGTAGAACAACAAAATCTTATTGAACAAGACATGGCACCCTTTGGCTTTGTTGATAATGGGTTAAATGATTATGAAGAACCGACTGTAGATGAGTATGGTGATGTCTGGCATCCCGTTATACGTAAAGGTATGTAATTCTTCATTATTATAAATATCAGTGTATGAAAAATTTTGACTATGGGCATAAGAAAACTTATGACTTTTGATAAACTAATTAGCTAATTAAAGGAGAATTAACCTATGGCATTTCAAGTATCACCAGGTGTTCTCGTACAGGAAAGAGATTTAACAAATATCGTTCCTGCCGTATCAACATCTATTGGCGCTATCGCTGGTCAATTTAACCAGGGACCGCTTGAAGAAGTTGTATCTATCTCTAGTGAGCAAGAATTAGTAAATACTTTTGGTAAACCAGATTCAAATAACTTTGAATGGTTTTTTACAGCCTCAAGTTTTTTACAATATTCAAACGCTCTAAGAGTTGTACGAGCAACCCAAACGAATGCTCTTAACGCTACTGCTAACTCAAGTGGTATCTTAGTTAAGAACAATGACGATTATACAAATAATTATTCTACTGGTCAAGGTGCTGTTGGAACATTTGCTGCTAGAACAGCAGGAACTTGGGGCAACAATTTATTAGTTGCTACTTGTCCAAGTGCTGCTGCTTATGAAGAAGAAGGGGCTACTACAGTCAATGATGCTTCTACATCAGTCGGTGACACAACAGTAACAACAGCAGACGGAACAGCTTTAAATATTGGAGATGTAATTTCATTTTCAACAACAGCTGGCACAGACGATTATGACGACGGAGAACAATATCGTATCACAAATATTTCTACAAATGATTTGACTATTGTTCAACACCCACGAGGTGCTGGCGGATTAAAAAGAGAACTAACTGACGGATGTAACATTAGAAGAAGATGGAGATATTATGACCAAGTAAACGGTGCTCCAGGAACTTCAGCATATGTTTCTGATAGAAGTGGTTCAGGAGATGAAATCCACGTAGTTGTTGTAGACGAAGATGGCGGTATTACAGGCGTTCCAGGTAATGTTATCGAAACATTTTCTAACCTATCTAAGGCGAGTGATGCTAAAACTCCACAAGGAGATGATAACTATTATCCAAATGTAATCTTTAATCAATCACAGTATGTCTACTGGATGGACCATAACACATCAGGATCCAATTGGGGTAATGCTGCTAGTGGAACTACTTTCACATCAGTAACAACACCAACATCTGAATCACTATCAGGTGGTGCTAACGGTTCTAGTGTGACTAACGGACAATTAAAATCTGCTTATGAATACTTCCAAGATGCTGACACAATTGATGTTGGTCTAATCATGGCTGGTAAAGGCGATGCTACACATATCGACAATCTTATTACTATTGCTGAAAATAGAAAAGATGCTATTGTGTTTGCTTCACCTGAAAGAGCAGACGTTGTTAATGTAACAAACTCTGAAACACAAAAAGATAACGTAATTGATTTCTTTAATACAATTCGTTCATCATCATATGTTGTATTTGATTCAGGCTATAAGTATGCTTATGACAGATACAGTGATGTTTACAGATATGTACCTTTAAACGGAGACGTTGCTGGATTAGCTGCTAATACAGACTTAGTTGCTGATTCATGGTTCTCACCTGCTGGATTTAACAGAGGTATTGTAAGAGGTGCTGTTAAGTTAGCATTTAATCCATCAAAGACACAAAGAGATGAATTGTATCCAAAACGAATCAATCCAGTGGCAACATTCCCTGGACAAGGAACAGTTCTTTTCGGTGATAAAACTGGATTAACTACACCAAGTGCTTTCGATAGAATCAACGTAAGAAGATTGTTTATCGTATTAGAAAAAGCAATTGCTACAGCTTCTAAATTCCAACTCTTTGAGTTCAATGATGAGTTCACAAGAGCTAACTTTAGAAACTTAGTAGAGCCTTTCCTAAGAGAAGTACAAGGTCGTAGAGGTATCACAGACTTTTTAGTAGTATGTGATGAAACTAATAACACCGGCGATGTTATTGACAGAAATGAATTTGTTGCTGAAATTTATGTAAAACCAAATCGAAGCATTAACTTCATTACATTAACATTTGTCGCTACAAGAACTGGCGTTTCATTTAGTGAAGTAGCCGGCTAATAGTAAAGAAGGAGATAAAAAATGGCAAACATAAACGACTTCAAAGCTAGACTTGCTGGTGGCGGAGCTAGAGCCAATCAGTTTAGAGTAACTATGTCTTTTCCTAGTTATTCTACACAAGGCGGTGAAGTAGCCGAATTAGCATTCTTATGTAATGCTACTTCAATTCCAGCTATGACTGTGGCATCATTTAATGTCGGGTTTAGAGGGAGACAAATTAAGTTAGCAGGCGAAAGAACCTATGCTGACTGGTCAATAACTGTATTAAACGATACAGATTTCTTATTAAGAAATGCTTTCGAAAGATGGCAAAGTGGAATTAACTTCCCATCAGAAACAGATGGTTATGTTAATCCTGCTCAATATCAGAGAGATTGTATTGTTGACCATTTAGATAGAAGTGGTAGTGTAATCAAATCTTATTTTATAAGAGATGCTTTCCCTACTGAGGTTTCTGCTACAACCTTGTCTTATACTACAAATGATGATATTGAAACATTTGATGTCACATTTGCTTATCAGTTTGTTGAAGCAAATACAACAGGAAGAACCACAGTAAGTGGTACTCCATTCAACATTTAAAACTTATATAAGTATAAGCAAATAGGAGTATTTTAGTATGGCTGAATTATTTGGATTTTCGATTACAAGAGCTAGAAAGCAATCTGATCCAAAGCAAAGCTTTACAACATCACAAGCGGATGACGGTACTCAAACCGTCGCCGCTGGTGGTTATTTTGGCTCGTACCTCGATATGGAAGGTACGGCTAAAAGTGAAGCCGACCTTATCAGACGATATAGAGAAATTGCCTTACACCCGGAGTGTGATATGGCGATTGAAGATATTGTAAATGAAGCAATTGTAGCGAATGAAACAAAAGATTCTGTAAGATTGAACTTAGACACATTACCTTACAGTAAAGAAATAAGAAGAAAAATTGAAGATGAATTTGATGAAGTTTTAAAACTTCTAAATTTTAATACAAAAGGACACGACATATTCAGACG